ACAAACGCTTGCAACACCGATCTGTCTGCGTCCTTGAGCGTCGAGAAATCCATGGTTGCCGCCCATCGCTGGCCTGCGCGCTGAGCGACTTGGATCGCGCCAGACATGGCGACGAATTGCTGCGCGTTGGAGACCAGCTCCCACGACATTGAGGTCGGCTTGATCGGCGGGAACGTCCGAGTGGTCACAGTCTGCCCCTCCGCGCGAGGTCGAATATTTCCGCCTTCTGTGCATCAAGCTGGCGCTGGAACAGGATGCGGTCCTGCTCCGTAGCGCCGCCCTGAATCGTCACGACGGGCGCGTATGTCAGACCACCACCCATAGCGTTGTTGGGCGTGATCGTCCCGGTGCGCCCCGCGCTGAACAGCTCCGGCCCCTTCTCGCCGACAAGGTATGTCTTGCCGCCCGTCACCGTGCCGCCTTTTTCGCGAGCGCCGCCGAAAAGCCCGCCGAAAAGCCCGCCGCCGCCGCCGCCGAAAAGCCCCCCGAGCAGACCGCCGCCGCTTTCTCCGCCGAAGAGCAGCTTGCTGATCTGTGTCTGAAGCGCCTGCGTCGCCATCTGCTGCAAGATTCCGGCAAATGCGTCCAGCATTCCGTCCCCACCTTGCTGCACGCCCGTCACTAGCGCGCTAGAAACGCTTTCTTGCAGCGGCGTCAGCTTCTGCATTGCATCCTCGGCAACGCTTTCAACTGCCTCCGCTGCGGCTGGAGCCGTTGCCGCAACTGCCTCTGCGGTTTGTCGAGCACCGGCCTCAATCTCTTCGAGCACGGTCATGATCGTCTCGGAAGGCAGCGGAGCCGAAACGATTTCGTCTATCTCGCCCTTAATGCGCTCGGCCTGCCTGCCGAATGCGTCGGCCACGCCCGTCAGCGTCTCCGTAACGCTGGCCTGAATCTCGCCCATGCCGAAAACCTGGGCTATCGCATTGTATTTTTCGATCAGCCCATCAATAACGGGCGTAACCTGGGAAAAGCCAACAAGCACACCTTGCACTAGCCTTGCATACAGCACTTGCACGCCCTTTATCAGCACGCGCAGCCCCTGCACAGCGTCAGCGACAAACCCGAACCCGCGCGCCAGAGCGTTCGTGGCCTTCTGGCCTATCGAGCCGAACCCTTCCGCGTCCAAAGCAGACTGGCGAAACAGGTCGGCAACGCGCGCGATCAAAGGGGACAGGGAAACGGCAAGCTGGTTGCCTATTCCCGTGAACACGCCCCCGGCGCGTGTGATCGCGTCATTTGCTTGCTCGACTTGCGCCGCATCGACTCGACTCAAGGCGACTCCTAGCGTTTCAGCCTCCTGCATCATGCCGCGCAGGGCTTCCGATCCGCCGCCTAGCGTGTTGACCAGTGCGACGCCTTCGGAATCAAACAGCTTCATCGCTAGGCGCACGCGGTCTGCCTGCGTACCGACGCCTGACATTGCGTCGGCGACAATCTCCATCTGCTGATCGAGCGGAAGCTGAACTAGGGCTTGAGCATCAATCCCAAGCTCCTGAAGCGCGCCTTTCGCCTCCCCTGTTCCCTGCGCGGCCTCGGCCACCCTGCGCGTCATGCGCTGAAGCGCCATATTCATGGTTTCAGTGCTCACGCCGGTAAGCTCTGCGGCGTGCTGAAGCCCCGCAAGCGATTCGGTGGTTATTCCGAGCTTGTCCGCCGTTTTCGCGAGGTTGTCTATGCTGGTCATAGACATTTTGGTCAGCGCCGCAGCAGCGCCGCCAATCGCAACGCCAGCAGCCGCGCCAGCGCGCGCCATTGCTTTTAGAGCGCGGGAGGCTTTCTCTAGCTTCGCCATCCGACGCTGGACGGACGCGAACGCCTGTCCAGTCTTGTCGGTAGCTGTGATTGGAATCTCAACGCCGCGCGCCATTCGCCTCGTTCCTCATCTCGAAGTATGTCGACCAGCCGATATACTCGCGGGCGTCCATCTCACCAAGTTCTGCGACCGTCTTCCCAAGTTCGTGGGCTAGAAAAAACCTGAACTGTAGGTCGGGGTCGCCTCTCAGTTTTTTGCGATTTCGTCCTCGTCCGGATCGCCTGCGTTGATCTCGGTGACGATTCGAGCAAGCACGTCAGGGTCGACACCGCGCATTAGCTCGGTGCGCTCGACTTTGCGAAAGACCGGCTTGCCCTCCTCGTCGACGAGACGATGCACCAGCGTCATAACCATAGCTTCAGCGCTTTTGCCGTCGCGCGAAAGTTCCATGATCTCGCCCATCTGGCCAAGCGTCATCGCAGGCTTAACGTACACGGTCACATCCCACTCGGGGATGCGAAGCGCACGAGGCTCTGCCGCCATGCGCTCCGCGTAGTGCTGCTTTGCCCTCTCAAGAACGCCCATTAGACGGTCGTCTCGGTGAGCACGCCGCTACCCTGGAACGTGATTGACGCCTCAACCAGACCGTCGAACGATCCCGTCCGAGTCACGCCCGTCACGATAACCGCGCCGGTGTAGTAGGTGTCGCCCGCCGTGTCGCCCTCGGGATAGAGGTTCAGCGTGACCTCGGAGCCGATGGTGAGCGCACCCTGGCCGGTGGTGTCGGTCTCGTCCCAAAAGACATCAACGGAGCCAGAGAACGAGGTCAGCGACGCGCAATACGTCCGCGCTGCATCGCCCATGCTGGTGTCCTCCAGCGTCTCTGCCGTTTCCTCGATGCTGTACGAACGGACCTCGGCAACAGTCGCCGTGCCCACCTTAACGAGCCCTTCGGAGCCCTTATGCGTCGCCATCTTCGATCACCTCCTCGGTGCCGTTGTCGGGCTCCGGATCAACCGGAGTCTCTACAGGTGTGAATCCCTTGCGGGTCAGTTCCTCAATCTTTGTCGGGTGAGCGATCACCTCGACGCCATCCTTTCGCAGCTTCATCAGTCCTCCGAGAGCGCTAGCGTTGTCATGCCGGTGCCGTCGTCCATCACCACCTGGATGGTGTAGTCGACGCCCGAAACAACCAGCGCATCGCCCTGCGCGGCACCGCTAACGTCAGACGTGCGGCACATCGCCATCGGCTCGGTGGTCGCGAACTGGATCGAGCCGCCGTCGACCGCTTGGTAATCGCGGTCAAAGATCACCGTAATGCTCGACGCAGAGCCGCCCGCAGGCGTATACGTCGCTGAGACGCCGAAGTCGGCCAGCAGTGCAAGCCGGTCTGATGCAAGCTCAACTGCCATCTTTGCGCGGACGCCCACGCCTGCGGCGCGGCTTGTCCTCTCCGAGCCCCACGGCGCGATCCTCTCGCGGCTGATCCTCGGGCAGTGGCTTGACCGCTCCCATGCCGAGAAGCACCCGAGCCTCCGCGTCGTCGATGACAACAACATCGCCCGGCTGGGTCGGTTGGCGAGCAATGACGCACCCGCGAATCACTAGGTATTGCATGTTGCCTCCAGGGTCAGGGGGCGAGCCGAAGCCCGCCCCCTAGCGCCTTAGTTCGAGCCGAAGGCGAAGCTAGCCGCATGGCGCACTGCTACGTCGGTCGACTGGAGCGCGACAATGCGCACCGTGCCGCTCTTGCTGTGCGTGTACGGGTCCACCGTGATATCCAGACCGCCGAAGAAGCCGATCAGGAGGTCGGCAAAGTTGCCGAAGTACAGATTGCCCGCCGTGCCCTGGTTGCTGACGATGCCCCGATAGCCGTTGATCGTGCCGCCCGGCTCTATGACAAATTGCGCTGTTCCAGTGGCCTTCTCGGTCGTCTTGAGGCTGCCGCGCATAGCGCTCGGCACGATGTAGGCAAGGTTGCCCATCAGTGCGTTTGCGTTAGCCACGGCGGTCTCAAGGCTCACCACCTCGGGGAACGTCGGGTTCGCTGCGTTAAATGCCGTAACGGTGTTGACGCCGGACGCGTTCAGGATGCCGGTCGGCTGACCGGAAGCGCCTGAACCCTCAAGGCCCGCAAGGTCGATCGCCAGAGCGATGGCTTGCGCGAGGTCGTCACGCATCAGCGACTCGACAGCCAGCGACGACTGGATGAGAAGCTGACGGGTCACGTCGGTGTGAGCGCCGATGGTCTTCGGCGTCATGCTCACAGAGCCGACGGCCATTTCCGACTCAGAAGAATCGCCACCCTCGGCGCTGATCCACGCCGCAGAAGCTGCCGAAGTCTTCCTCGGAATCTTCAGGTCGCCCGACAGGCCCGGCAGGGTGCGAGCACCCGCCTGCATGAC